ATCTAGTTGTGTGATATTAGCAAACCTAGCTAATGCTGTTGCAGCTTCTTCTGATGACAAGTTAGTAGATTTTCCCATGTCAATCATGACACGAGTAAACCCTAAGATGTCTTTTGTTTTAATACCCAATTGGCCAGCTGCTTCTGCAACGTGAGATATTTCGGTTGTTGATGCTGGTATCTCTTTAGCCATTTGCCTAATCCCTTTAGACAACATATCATAAGAATAAATTACTTTTCCGTTCGAGTCTTTTACTTCATCAACAGTCTTTTTCACACCAGCAAACGCATCTTCATATTCAATTGCTGCTTTAATTGCATATCCTGCTCCTGCTGCAATAGGTGCTGTAACCCCTTTAGTAAAAGCAGCGCCAACACCAGACACAGAATCTCCAAACGACCTCATCTTTTTCCCAGCTTGTTCTGCTGCGTTGCCAAAACGAGTAAAAACACTTGTTTCTGTTGCGAGTGCTTTTAAGCGACTTTGCAATTCTGAAACTTTTGCCGCAGTCTCCATCATTGCCGACTTGGCGTTAATTAATGATTTTTTTTGTTTGGCAGTGGCTTTGTCAACATCACCGATACTTTCTTTTAATTCACTGTATTTTTGTGATTGTCGCTTAAGTAACTCTTGATAACCTTTCAGAGCACTACCCGTTTCTGCATAAACAGCTTTAAGTCCTTTTACACGACTACCGTGACCTTTAAAGCTATTTTCAACAGCTTTAAGAGAGTTATCTAAAGTTTTCATGTAAGTTTTTAGGTTTCTTGTGTTAGCCATAAAAGGCGCTATGTCAAGAGTTGCAGTTGCTACTAAATCACCTATGTTTCCCATCTATTCTCCTTTCTAGCCGAAAAGGAATGGAAAAGCCTTGTCCAAGGTTGTTTCAACCACTTCTTCTTTTTCAGCAAAGTTTATCTCTAGTGCTTGCACCATCAATTCTATATCTGATAAGCGCATTTTTTTGATATCTAAAATGGTATAACCATTTTTTAGCAGACTCTGAATCCACAAGAGCAAGTTGTCTTTAGCTTCTTGAGGAGTTATCGTTCCTTTTTTTCGTCTTCCTCTTTTTCTCCGCCTAAAGCGTCAACAAAAAGATCATTCAATTTGTCCAAAACAGTCATGTCTGACTGTTTTAAGTCATCGATAGTAAATTGATTTCCGTACATTTCAACAAACATTTGTAAGTATGATTCGTTTAATTTGCGGTGCTCTTTTGCATCCAAGCGGTGTTCATCACTGCTAAATACAGCGCTTTGCCTAACTTGATGTTCAACTGCTAATAGATTATCTTCAACATTGATGAAATCCTTCGCAAAAGTCTTATCAACACCGCCTTTTTTTAGTGTAATTTCGTACATATCTACTCCTTATCAAAAATAAAAGGTTGGATTTAAAATCCAACCTTAAACAACTTCATCTCCGTGGCGACTATCAGGAAGACCATCAGAACTTCGATGGTCTTCCACTACGACTTTGGGAATACCATTCCTTTGAATGTTTCTAAATTAAAATCACTTGCAGCTTCGCGACCGATAACGATAACATCACCGTCTTCGCCGCGAGCCACAAAGTTACCCGTTACCTTGTCTGCCTCTGGGTTAGGTGCACCCTCTTTTGTTTTTGTATCCATGCCTGGAATGTTAAATTTACCTTTTAGCAAGCCAACCCAAATCGCTTTGCCATTTTCATCACTTGTTCTAAACATACAAGCAACATTGTTAGGCGTGAGCGATTTATTGTATTTTTCAATACCATTTTCTGCCTTTATACCAAAGAAAGCTTGCCGAGCTTCGGACGTCAAATCTAACACCTCAATTTCTAATTTAGTTTCCGTAATACCGCCAGATAAAACAACATACGGTCCATCATCTGCCATAACTGTCACTAACTCGTTAGTAATATCAAGTTTCGCTGCTTTCATCCCAGGCAATGGCTTGACGCCATCTTTTTTTTCTTTTACTTTGTCATCATCTCCAAGCACTGCATACTGGAAATCACGTAGTCCAAATTTTACTTTTCCCATTTAGTTCCTCTTTTCTTAATAAAAATCAAAATAGCGGTATTTCCTTACATTCATTAGTAAGTCAATATCGCTATCTTTGTATCTTGGCTTTTCATTTGCGGTATATCTTTCAAAACCGCCTTTTTTTAAAACATCGTCTATACACTTCGCAATCTGGTCAGACTGAGAAGCCGTTTTACACCAAAAATTGATTGTAATACGTTGTTCATTGCTAACCATATCATCATCCGCATATAGGGATGGTCCATCGTACGTCGTATTTATGCGCATAAATGGGGCTAGCTCTACTTTTCGTACATCAATTGGGTTGTCTGGTATATCGTAAGTAAAAATACCTTGTTCAAACCCATTTTTAAAAGGACCACCTCTGAGCTTATCCAACAACTCGTTCAATGTCCTATCGTTTTTTAATAATTTATAAGCTGTTGTCTCAGCAATCAAAGCCCAAGTCCCTCCTTAACTTTTTGAGCGTAAATTTCTCTTGCTCTCGGCGTCATCTCATTGATAGTCTTTTCCTCAAAGTCTTGTCCTTTTTGATAGATTGTCCCACTATTCGGGAAATGAGCGCGCCAACCAGTTTTTCGACCGTAACCGATATCTTTTGATATAATGCCGACGTTAGCTCCTTTGAAACCACTTGTCGTAGTATCATATTTCAATTTAGTAACATAAACTGAATAATCTATTGGTGTATTTCTAGACAAAGCCTTTTCGAACTCCTCAGCAACCTGCGTAACCGCTCCTTTCGCAGCGTTAGGCGCTTTAACCTCAAGTTTAGTAAGATTATCCAAAATACCATCAAGTCCTTTTGTCATGACATGCTAACCCCGCTAATCATAGTAATATCTTTACCAGACTCGTCCAATTCAATTTTGTCAATCTTATATATACGTTTGTTAAAATCGACAAACATAGTGTTATCGATGGACAATTTAGGATTGTATCTGATTAAAAACGTTTTTGTATCTTTGTTTGTAGGCAAATCACTTGCATTTTGAAATTTCGATTGATAATTAAAATCTCTCAGTTGCGTTTTTATAACTTCCGCCCAACAGGTATACAAATCTTCACGAATGTTGTCTACAACTTCACCATCTTCGTTTTGTCCGCCTGTTTGGTTAAAGATAGTAATTCTAACATTCATCTTCCGCGTTATCATGCGTCACCACCCCTCAGTCTGAGTTGGTGGATAATGTTCAGAACACCGTTAGCAAGCGGATAGCGATTACTATCCGCAGATAGACCACGGTGATCGTATTCCTCCTTAACCTGTTTTTTTACAGCTAACGCAAATTTAGCGCTATCTTTGAACGTGTCTGCGGTTGAGCCATCTTCTATCGCAAAACAGATTTGTTCCTGTGCCGATTTAATCATTTCTTCGATGATGTCATCTTCAAAATCAAAGTCAATTTTACAATAGAGCTTTACACTGTCTAATAACTCTTTCGATACAGCCATAGCTATACCTCTTCAACGCCTGCTAGTGCAAGTAAATCTGATTTCAATGTCTTACCACTAAAGTCAATTCCTTGACTTGTTAAATAGCGTTTGATTTCTTCTACAGTGCTCTTACTAGTTGGTTTCGCCTCTTTCTCAGAGGCTTTCGCTGGGTGTGAATGTCACATAGTATCCAGCTTTGTCATCAACTTTAGAAACGCCAAAGCGAAGCACAGCTTGCAAGTATTGACCGTAGATTTCATTATCTGCCCAACGAAGCCCTAAGTCTTTACGATCAGCAAATAATACACCACGTTTAAAATCTCCGACAAAAGCCGAGTCTTTACCAATTACGTCATCAGATAAGACAAAAACAGGTTTTCCAAGAAATACTTTCCCAGAAACAGAAGTGATTGAATCTTGCAATAGGTAACGACCATTTTTATCTTTTAGTGTATCCATTGTTTGATAGAAACTTTGAGATACAATAAACGACACGTTGTAAGCAGGGTCTAAATCAACGTTGAGAAGCTTCTTGATTTCGTCTAAGTTTTTTACTGTCTTAGTTTCGAATTTTTTGAGAATTGTTGCGATAGCGTCATTTGTTGTATTAACTTTCATTTGACCGATTGTTTCAGCAACAATACCAACCAAATCTACATCTGCGTCGTCAATTGACTCTTGAGACAACGGGATAGCTCCACGGTAAGTTTTAATTTCCCATTCGACGTTTTTAAATTGTGGTTTGCCTAGTTTTGGATTTTTTTCCAATTCTTCAACGCTTACCATTTTCTCTGTTGCACGTTGTAATACCGGCCATTTTCCTGATGCTTTTTTAGCTGGGTGGATGCTAGTGAATTGTTTCAAATCAACAACTGTCTTAACTTCACGAGCTGGTGTATATAAAATTTCTTCACTAGAGACAGGTTTTACATCTTTTTTCTTAACACCGTCCGTTTTAGGATCTACAGGAGTTGTTTGGTTAAGTGGGATAAGAACCTCGTCTTTCCCTTCAAAACGCAAAGTTTCGTTAGTTACTGTTCCTTTTGAACGAATAAATTCGTTAACGCTTTCGCGGTATGTTTTAGTTTCTTGTGGCACTTCTTTTCCTCCAGTATTTTCTGCACCGCCTTTTTCAATGCTAGATTCATATAATTTCAAGTCGTTTTCTGCTTCTGCTAGGCTTGCTTTAGCTTCTTCAACTTCTGCTTTAATTGAGCGAGCAGTTTCAAGGTCATCTGATTCCAAAGAGTTTTTTACTTCTGCTGTTTTCGTAGCAATTGTTTGGTTTAAGCCAGCGATAGTCGCTTTAATTTCTTTAATTTTTTCTTCGAACATAAATTCCTCCAATAAAAAATGAGCCTATAGCCCTTGTAAAATTTCTTCTTTTTCGATTTCTAGCAACATATTGCTAATTTCTTTTTTACGTTTATTTCTACTTGCGTAATAATCATCAATTACCGCTTGCGGCAACATCGAATTATCAATGCTAGCGACTGCTTCAAACGACATCACTTCGTCAGCAAAACCTTTTTCTACGGCATCTTGAGCGGACATAAACGTTTCATTTCGCATCAAATCCATGATTTCATCTTCCGATAACCCTGTTTTTGCGACATAGGCATTCACGATAGCTTTATCGCTAGATTTCAGAGCGTTAGAAGCTTTGTCTAGAACATCGCTATTACCAGACACCCGATTAAAAAGTGCTTTGTGCACCATCATCTGAGCGGTTGGGCTCATGACGACTTTATCAGCTCCCATAACAGCCACTGATGCTGCGCTTGCAGCCATACCAGTGATTTCTGCGGTTACTTTTCCTTTATAATTTCGCAAAGCCGTATAGATTTCACTTCCGACTGTAACAAGACCACCATTTGAGTTAACTTCCAAAACAATATCGCTATTGTCTTCGGGAAGGTTATCAAAAATACTTTTTGCACTAACAGCTTCCATTCCGTAATAGTCGTAAACTTCTTGAGAATTATTTGAAATTAGTGGCCCTTTAAGATTTATCCTCTTTGGCATTTACCTCACCTCCTTTCCCTTTGATACCAATCTTGTCCTGATATTCTTCTTTTTTGTCTAAAAAGACGTAGTTTAGGCTCGACTGATACCTATCCATATTAGGATCTGTAGATTTTTGCTTACCAAGTTCGACAAGGCCTTGATTAGGTGTTAATATTTGGTTATTAACCAGCTTGACAATTTCATCAACATTACGACCTGTGACACTTCGTGTGTCGAATTCGATATGATAGAGACGCCTGTCGTTGTCGTTTAGTGTTTTAAGACCTAACTCACTTGTAATTGCGTCAAAATAAAAAGGCAAGTCATTTGTGACATAGTCCTCCATAAGTTGAGCAACAGACTGGTTTGGGCTATTAACCCCAAGCTTATAGCTAGGGACCCGCAAAGCTTTAGCAATCTGAGCGGTTGAAAAATTGTTACTTGTGATTAGTTGCAACACGTTAGTATCAATTTCAAGTGGTGTATATTCTTGCGTATCATCGAATACTAAAGGACTACCACCAATTGCACCCTCGCGCATTTTTTCAAATTCAACTCTGGCTCTCTTACGTGCTTCACCGCTTAATTGAGCACCTTTCATTTTTAAGATACCGCTAGAAAATCCATCCTTGAAGAATTTAATTAAGGTATTGATACCACCTTTTTGTAGGTCTATCTCATCTCCTAAAGATAAAAGCGGAGACCTTCCCAAAATTGTGTCATGGCTAAAGAATTTCCAGTGTATGACATCATGAGCAAAGCATTTAATTTTTTTACCAGTCAAAGTGTCAGTAAAAGTGTAGACAATATCATGATTGTCCGTTTCCTCGACTGTTGTTTCTGATGGTCTATAAAACTGAAATTGCAGCGCTTGACCTGTTTTTGGATCGCGCAAAATGCGAGAAAAGGAGTTGCCGGTCAAAATGGCATTGACTGCCATAGCGAATTTCCAAGTCCTAGCACTCGCATTATTTGTGGATTTAACATTTAAAAGATAATTAATATCCTCATCGTGGATGATGTCGCCATTAACATCCTTTTTAACGAGCGGAAACCTAGCAATGTCTCCAGCAATAATAGACGTCGCTGTCAAAATGTCACTGTTTTTTAACGCCGACACTCCTAAATATTTTTGAGAGATATCGCCGGCCAGAACAGATGCTACATAGTCATCGTAAGATACCTTTGAACTCCCCAAAGGTTGAAAAAAACTCATAGATTTCTCACCTCCTTTCTAGAGGTCTGTTACTTTTTCCAGCGGTTTTTGTGTTTTTTCTTGATGCGACTTAACTCATTATTAGTTGCTTGAGCATTGTGTTCTACAATTTGTTCGAGTTGCTCAATTCTTTTATGCTGATTCCTTAGCGCATCAGCTTGCAATGCGTTTTCTGCAATCAGTAACGCTACTTTTTTTTCAATTTTTCGTTTTTTCTTAATACGTTTATTCATTTTCTTCCTCCTATGCTATCTACGTAGATAGCTAAAATAACCAAGATAAGACCACTTGATATAAAGCCGACTTTATCGCCAAACAAAAAAAGACCGTATATTAACAGTCCTAGTCCAACTAATAAGATTAATGTATGTATGTTTTTTAAAATAAAACCAATCAAAACAGTGTCTCTCCTCCTAGAATCTTTTCGCTTGTCCAGTAGCCAGAACCATCAAATGGCTCTAAGTAACAAACTGCATACCCGTCTAAAGCTGCGTCCAGAGGGTCTATCTTATTGCTATTCTTATTCTTATCAATCCTCATACCATTGTTATCAGTCTTGATATAGGCGTTGTTTACAGCCATGGTCAGCAAAGGGTTACCAGAGTGCTTTATTTTGCCTTTTTTGAGGTCGTCACGGAATTGTTTTGTCGGCATGTTCAAAACCATTGTCGTCTGCGAAACTTCTATCAGAGGCCACTCTGGATGCCTTTTTTCAATCATTGTAAGTAATGTTCCAAACTGATAAGGGTCAAAGCAAATTCCATTAACTTCCCACTCGTTGGTATAGACCATCTCTTCAATTTTTTCTAGGACACGCTCATCATCAATAACCCCGCTTTCAAGTGTTGTTATCTCACAATAACCTTGACGTTCCAAATTACTATAAGATACACCATCCCGCTTTTCTTTAGCAGTTAAACCATATTTTGTAGCAACAAAAGAAAAGCTATCGATGTACCAATAGTCATCCATCATAACGACTGGTGTGATAGCGAACAAGTCGCTAACACGACCGACGTCAACACCTAGCCAAACTCTGCGTTTTGTGGTGTCTGGTTTATCAATCTGAGCAAGTTCCCAAGATTGCTTGTCAATATAGGATTCCTCGCTAGATTGACGCCACATGTTAAAGTTTTTAATCAGGACTTTATTAATTTCCCCTGTTTCGAGAGATACTCGTCTACGAGTTCGTAGATAGTCCATGATCTTATCGTGCAGAGCTTCTACTTCGAGTATTGGATTAGATTTTATCCAATTAGATTCATCTTTAATCTCTTCTTCGTTGTCTTGCTCCGCGACATATCCAAAATAGCCATCATCTACAATTTCTCCATCTAGTATTTTAGTGATGTATGGATACTCAATTGTGTGCATTGGGACATTCAAATCCACCCCAGCCGTCGAAATAATCAAGATAAACGGGTTATCAAGCTGACCTTGACCAGATTCTAAAAGTTCTAGCATTTCATTAGTCTTTGATGCTGCGAACTCATCTAAGACACCAACATAAGGTTCAAATCCATCAACCGCTCCCGTATCGCGACTAAGGGCCCTAATATAGGATTCGTCATGCAAATTTTTGAGTTCGTCCCTAACAATTTTAGTGGCTTTTCTAACATCTTCATCTTTACCTCTTAGAGAAGATAGTTGCTTTTTAGCCATATCCCAAGCTATTTTAGCCTGTGTTCGGTCATTAGCCGTACAAAATAGTTGTCTGCTCATAGATGGGTTATGACCAAACAAAAATTCATAAAGCAAAATACCAGCTATTAGAATTGTTTTACCGTTTTTACGAGCAACAGAAATCATAGCTTTTCTAAATCGTCTCAAAGAATGGTCGTTTTTTTTACGCCATCCATACAGATTAGATATAATAAACTTTTGAAATTTGGCTAACGGATATGGTTTTCCAGTTTTGACGTCTGGTAAAATTTCAATGAAATGAATTGGATCGGCCGCTTTTTCTGGTAGATAAATAAATTTAAAATTGTCATCGCCTATTTTTTTGAGGTCATTCAAATGTCTCAAGCATGCTTTGAAAACTTTTTGACTTGCTTTTATCTCTTCGTCAACAACCATTTTTGCATAATAAAAAGCGTCATCTTTATAGATGTCGCTGATTGCTGAATAATCGTATTCCACTTTTATCACCTACGAACCTACGCCAAACGACTGCCCTATCGTTTGCTTATAATACCGACCACCTTCTTTGCCAATACACTCCACTAAAAAGCCATTATCCCATGGATTATTTTGGGCGTCATTTGGATCGTATTTAACAACTATTTTAGTGATGCTATTTATTTTCTCACCGTTGATTTCAACAATCGGAAACTTGTCGTTCCCTAACCATTTAATAGTAAATTCTTTAACCGGCTTCATTTTTATCCTCCAAATTTATCAAAAATACTCTTGGGCTTTTCCTCTTCTTTAGGAATAAACATTTTCATACGACTGTCAACTGTTAAACCTAATTGGCTAGCACTACTTCTGATATTAGTTGTAGCCTTTTCCAGTGTTAAAATAAGCGGACTCGGAATTAAACCTTTGTCTGGATCATTCGCAAAATAGCCAACTTCATCTAATTTTTTGACTGCATCTTTATATATTGCGTACCATGTGCAATATAGTTCAAGAAGCCCTCTATCTAAGTTTCTTATGGGTAGGGTCTGCAGGTCATTTATAATTCTTCTATACTCAGCTCTAGCCACTTCGTTTAAGTGCCGCGGTGGTGTTACTTGCAATTTCGCAAGACCGTCAGAAGCCTTTTCTTGAGCGGTTTCTCGGACTTTTTTCTCTTCTTTAGTAAGGTGTTTTTTTGTCGTTTCAACTACTTTTAATTTTCTCCCCATAGGACCTCCTTTACACAAAAATTGACAGTTCAAAAATTTCAAAAAGGGAATTTTTTGCACGAAAAAGGCCGCGTTCTCAAAAACACGAACAATACACGCCCGTTCAAAAACAAGCGGGGTATTTTCCGAACATTTGTGCCGTATATCGTTTTTTTATAGCCGTTTATTCGCCATGGCTTTTACATCTTTCTCTTATCGCTTTACTGTCATTACACGCTTTACAGCTCGCTTGTAGGTTGTTCCAGTCTAACCTTTTACTCCAATCTTTCTTAACTGAGATAATGTGGTCAGTCATAGTTGCTTCTCCTCCACACATAGCACAGACATAATCACTCTGCAACAAGACTTGTTTGCTTGTCTCTCTCCAAATCTTAGAGTTATAAAATTGTTTAGTCTTCTTGTCATACTTCCATCTGTTACGATTATAATCTCTGTACTCAGCTGACCTATCATCGTAGTCTACAGTTGTTCGTCTACCTCTTGAGATAGTTAATTTCTGTGGTCTCATTGCCTGACCTCCAATAAAAAATAAGTATTTTATGCGTATTTTACTTGACAAACATGTCTTTTATGTGTATAATATAAGTATAGAAAGTGAGGTAAGCAATATGCCAATGACCCCTAAGCAAATGATTAAATTGCTTAAAAAGAACGGGTTTTATGAAATTAGTCAAAACGGTAGTCATAAAAAACTTCGTGATGATTTAGGACACCAAACAATCGTTCCAATGCACAATAAAGACCTTGGTAAGGGTCTTGAAGATACCATCTTAAAACAAGCGGGTTTGAAATAATCCGCTTGACAAGA